CGTCTACCTGTTGGAACTCGAAAGCGTTTGTCGCAGGTAGTCGGTATAGTCGGTGCAAGATGGGGTTTCCACCCAGCACCGAACTTACGATCGTATTACAGATTGCAATCAAAAGCAAGTTTTATTGAGTTGGATTAGGCAGAAAACAAACTCGTTAAATAAATGGGAAGTAAAAACCGGCTTTTGACCAATCGTAATATCTAGGCAGAGTGTGGACTGAATGAGAGTGTCGAAAGAGCGTCATTTAGCATAGTGTCTAGC